AGTATGCTGTTCGCCCCGGTAAATTTCCGGGCCAAGTTTCAAAGCAAAGAGGTGACAATGACAGAACCACGCACGAGCATGAATGACGACCAGCCGGAGAAATCCGAGGGAGTCACGCTCGATATGACGGCCTTACAGAAGTTCGCCAACGACAAGGCAGAACTCACGATCAGGGAAGCGCAACTCAAGCGCGATAAGGCACAGCTCCGGAAGGACGAATCAGTCGTCCTCGAAGCACTCTCCCACAGCGGAGTCCCGAAGATCTCGGTCAACACCGAGGACGGCCCACGGACGCTCTACGTCCGGAGGGAAATGTACGCCAGCGTCAAGCCGGGTGTGGAACCCGAGGCAGCGATGGCGGTTCTCGACGAGCTCGATCTCGCCGACTTTCACAAACAACGCATCACACTCCCGAGCGTCTCAGCCTGGCTCCGGGAAAAGCACGATGCACACGAGGAGATTCCAGAACCTATCAAGGCTGTATTCAACGCAGAACCCGTATTTCGGGTCGGAGTAACAAAGTCATAATGGCACAAAGTTCAAAGAAGCCCGAGACGGCTCTCGCTCTAAACGAACTCACCGACTACCGGATCGCTACCCTCGCAGGGAAGAACGTCCGGGAAATCGTAGAGGCAAACACAGGCGGAGCTATCTCGCTCCAAGACCTGACACAAGTAACGATCCCCGCAGGAGGATCTACGACGTTCGATATCGCTAACCCGCTCGGCGACGACACGGCGGAAAAAGAAATCGAGGGAGTCCTCGTTTTCTGGAACGACAGACGGGCCTACTGGTCGAAAGACCTCGACGATGCCGACGACGACGAGGGCGGGATGGTTCCCGACTGTTCGAGCGCAGATGGCAAGACAGGCGTTGGAAGTCCAGGAGGCGACTGCTCGACCTGTATCTTCGCAGCGTTCGGCTCCGCTCGAGACGGGGGGAACGCACAGGCTTGTAAGTCACAGCGTCTGTTCTTCCTGCTCCGGCCTAACGGAATCATGCCTCTCGTAATCCGAGCAGCGCCGACCTCGATCCAGCCGAGCAAAAAGTACCTGTTCGGCCTCGCTGCCGAGATGGTTCCATATTGGGCGATCACTACAAAGATCACCCTCGAAGCTCAGAAGAACGGGGCGATCAAGTATTCGACTCTGAACTTCGAGGCAGGCTCGATCCTGACAGGCGACGACGCAGCAATGGTCGACGCCTACCGGAACGACCTGCTCCCGGCGCTCGAGGCTTCGATGGTCAACCCTCCGGCGAGAGCGGTTGGTCAGGACGCTTCGGCTCCTGTAAATGAGGGCGACTTAGCGGAAATCTAAGTCGGACTGTCAACCTCATTTAGTGGCGGGTTCCGCAGGTAGCTCCTCGGGACTCGCCACGTACAGAAAGCACGCACCCTAATGCCTCAGACTCGCCAATTCCTAGATCATCTATATCCCAACAATCTCCCAGACAAAACACATCTCCTCGTCTGGACGATCCCGGGCAAAACCTCGCACTGGTTCACCGACATAAACGAGGTCGAGAAATCTCTCGAGTCAATGGGGAAGTCGAACATCTACATCGGCTGCGGACTCTCGCCCAAAAACTACGGCGCAACGAAACGAGTCCTCGCAAAACAAGTCGCAGGGATCCCCGGGTTCTGGGCTGATATCGACTACGGTGATGCAGGCCACAAAGGCAAGACGTACCCGCCCGATCAAGAGACAGCGCTCCGGATCCTCGACGACCTCCCGGCCAGACCTACGATCATCATTCATTCAGGGAACGGCCTACAGGCGTGGTGGCTGTGGGACGAGCCGTGGATCTTCAAGAACAAACTCGATCACGCCAGAGCGACACAAATGTCTAAGGCGTTCGGGGCGCAGCTAGCCGAGGCTGCTGGCAAATACTCCGTTGACTCCGTGAGCGACCTCGCCCGGGTTCTCAGGCTACCGGGGACGCAGAACGTAAAGGATCCCAAGAACCCGAAAGCCGTCAGGCTTCTCGTCGAGGACGGCCCTCGCTGGTCTGACCACGACAAATTCATCGAACAGACCGGAATCGAATTAGCACTCATCCCGGCAGGAAAGCCAGCGTCAGAAAAACCCCGGAAAATCGTTGACGGAATCCCGACCGGCGATCCGTCCGCATCCCGGATGGCGATCCTTTGGTCAGTAGACCCCCAAGCGCTCACCGTGTGGCTCGGCAACGACGCTCCGTGGCTCAAAGACCAGAGCGACTCGAGCAGGGACCTCTCCGTGGCGACCAGGGCAGCGATGGCCGGATGGCCAGACCTCGAGATCGCCCAACTAATCAGGGCCGGACGAGAGACACGCAACGCCGATCTAAAACACCCCGGCTATTACGACCTCACCGTCTCGAAGGCGACGAGCAACGCAAGCCGTCCGATGCACATCAGGGAGGCCGACGAGAGCCTCGGGATCGACCCGGACAACGCCACGCAGAAACTAGGCTCGAGAAAATATCAGAGCTGATCGGTGTGAAACCTCCGATAACGAAGATCACAAAGACCGACTCCGACCCTGCCGTCTACCGGATCTACTGGCGAGGGAAGCGAATGGAGCTCGGCGACTCGTCCGGGATTCTCGAAGCCAATAAGTTCCGGCGTGTAATGGGCGACCTGACAGGCCTCGTCGTAAAACGCCGGAAGGTCGACGCCTGGGACAACATCGCTCAAATGCTGTTCAACTGCGTTACACATCTCAGGGTCGGATCTGAGGGCGAGGCGACGTCGCAAATGAAAGAATACCTCTCCGAGTATTTCGAGGCGTTCGGTGGCGATATGTCAGTCGAGTGGAAAACCCGAGCGCAGGAGCGACAGCCGTTCATACGGGAGGTTGATGGCTCAGACTGGGTCTACTTCTCTGCGACGGGTCACTCCGGGCTGTCCGCTTATATCTGGGTGAATCACAATGTACGGATCAAGCCAGCGAAGATCGCCGGGCTCCTGACTGAAATCGGATGGACCCCGGAAACGGCTCATGTTCGAGACGGCGACGATACCTTCCGGCGAAACGTCTGGACTAAAGTAGTCCAGCCAAAAACAGAGGCGAAGTCGTGACGGTTACATTCGATTTCTGGGCGCTGCCTCGACCAATGACAAAGCATTGGGGGAACGGCCCTCGTATGTGGGATCGAATAGTTGAAACATTCGGAACCCCAGATGCGTCGTTCGGTTCCACAGACGGAATCCCAGAAGGCCCGGTGCATGTGGACTTGAATACTGGATACAACTGGCTTGATCTTCCGTTCGAGGACGATCAGTTCGAGTTCGGTTATTGGGATCCTCCATACGACCGACTTTATAAACCCGAGGGACTTGAGATATGGCGAACCGTTCGCAAGATAGCCATATTCCACACCCACGTATACCCGACTTCGTGGTTCATCGGAGCCAAGCGAACAGGGATGGTTGGAATCACGATGGGTCCACTGAAAAAAATCAGAGTTTTACAAGTGTTTGAAAAGACACAGATGGCGATGAAACTCTAATGGCTATCTGTAAAGGTACAGACCAAGAAGTCGTGACGAAACTCGGCCTTACACATACGTGTGCGCACATACGCGCACACGGGAATCAGGGGAGACAGGGGAGACATGAGTTCAAAATGTATCCCCTCGCAGTATAAAAACATTAGGGGAGACAAATCGATTAAAGGGATACAAAACCACGAAACTGCTCAGCAACACCGGGAATTTTCAGGAACTCAACGACCACATTTGCTTAACATAAGGCGATGTTTCGGTGTGGATCAGCGGAGGAACATATGATCCAAGAGAGTAATGAATTCCGAGTGATCGGGAGTCCTGGTTGCGGCAAGACAACTTTCCTCTCCAAAGAGGTTACGAAAGCGGCGCAGAAATACGGCTCCGAAGCTGTGATGGTTACGAGCCTGACCCGGACGGCTGCTGCAGAAGTGGCAGGGAGGGACGTTCCTATCAATCCCGACCGGATCGGAACGCTCCATGCTCACGCACTCAGGGCGCTCGGCTACCCGGAACTCGCTGAGACTCGTGAGCATGTGGAAGTCTGGAATAAAGAGAACCCGAGCTATGCGCTAACGGTTCCGGGCGGGGTCTCCAGCAAGGACGACGGCTTCGATTCGGTCGGTGGAAGCATGGCAGGCGACAAGCATTTCGCACAGGTCAACATGGCGAGAGCTCGCAAGAGTCCGCTCGACGAGTTACCGGCGACGGCCAGGCGGTTCAATGCTACGTGGACGGCGTGGAAGGAAGATCTCGGCGTCCTCGACTGGACGGATCTAATCGACTTCGCAGGGCGAGACTCTTATCAGGCTCCGGGGATGCCGAAAGTTATGTTCGTCGACGAGGCTCAAGACCACGACCGGCTCGAGCTCGACCTTGTTCGGAAGTGGGGCTCCGCCATGCGAGGAGTCGAACGGCTGGTAATCGTCGGGGATCCGGACCAGAACCTCTACGAGTGGCGAGGGTCAGATCCCGAGGCGTTCTTTGATGTGGATCTCCCGGAAGAAAATAAACTCGTTCTAACGCAGTCGTATCGGCTTCCTCATGCGGTCTGGGCTAAAGCTATTGACTGGATCGAGCGGATACCTGGTCGAGAGCCGGTCGAGTATTGGCCGACGGACGAGCCGGGCGAAGTCCGGAAGCTGGCGACGTCGCTTCGGGATCCCGCCGGGCTGCTGCGAGACGCACAGAAGTACATCGACGAGGGTAAGTCGGTGATGTTCCTTACGGCCTGCGCTTACATGATCGACCCGCTCAAAAATGAAATGAGGGCTCTCGGGATTCCGTTCCACAATCCGTACCGAGCTCGGACGGATTGGAACCCACTGAATCCGACGGCCAGGGGGACAACGACGCTCGACAAGTTCCGGGCGTACATCGCTCCGATGCTCGAGACGGAACAGTATGTGAATCCGTGGTCGGTCGGCGACGTTCAGGTCTGGACTCAGGCGTTAGCCCGAGTGCTGAAGCGGAATGCGAGGACGAGGCTCGACGAGCTGGACCCGATGCAGGGCTTCACGGTGGAAATGCTGGAGGAATACTTCGATCCGAAGTCTGACCCGGTGATGGCTTATAACATCGAGGCGGGTGATCCGGGCTGGTTTCAGAATCATATGAAAGCCGGAGCGAACGTCGACTACGCTGTGAAAGTCTTGTCGAAGTTCGGCCCTGAGGCGATCAATAAGACTCCGCAGATCCAGATAGGTACGGTCCACTCGGTCAAGGGCGGTGAGGCTGACGTGGTTTATTTGTTCCCGGACGTTTCGAGGCTGGGCTACCAGTCGATCCAGACGCCTCGGGGTAAAGCCTCGACTATCCGGCAGTTCTATGTCGGCATGACGAGGGCTAAAGAAACGCTGATTCTCGCGGGTGCGAGCAGTCAGACAGCAATTCAGTTAGGGAGTTAGAGGTGAACGCAACTGAAATCAATCTCGAAACAGCACGCCCGTTCATCGAACGATGGCACTACTCTGAACGTGTCCCGACAGGACAGAATCAGTTTTTTGGAATACGACTACCATCGACACCAGACACGCTCATTGAAACTAAAGATATGTTCGGTGATGTTTTATACGCCGTTGCTGATTACGGTATCGGGGTGAATCCCTATCAAGCTGAATTCATTGCTCGTGAATCGGGGCGAGAGTTGCGAATAGATCAACTGGTTGAACTAAAACGACTATGCAGGGTTGAGCCACGCAGGGATGATTTACCTCTGACCAAATTCATATCCATGTGCAACAAAGCATTGAAGAAGCAAGGCATCAAATGCGTGGTGGCGTTCAGTGACCCCGAGCAGGGGCATTCCGGTGGTATTTATCGTGCTGCTAGCTTCACCCACATGGGGGCCACGCAAGCAGAAGTTCACCTCGTGGGGCTAGACGGGAAAGTGAGGCATCGACGGTTCGCCTATCGGCATGCAAGGCGCAACGGAATACACGTTTCTGAATCAAGGGATGCCCTCAACATGCAACGAATCAAGACAGCCCCCAAAGACAGATGGGTCAAATGGTTGTAATCTTTAGGTAGACAAACGGTAGACACTTATTATAAGATTCGATACGAGGTGACAAAATGACAAATTTCGACGCAGCTCAGGCTCGTCATGACGCTAACCGGGAGCCGAGAGAAGCGCAGCGTTGCGCTCCGGACGAGCATAGCTACATCAGCGACGACGGCTACGTTCGCAACGGCACGGAAATCGAGTGCGGTGATTGCGACTCGGTCGTCGTGGTGAATCTGGTGGAGATCGAATGATTCTCCCCGACGACGTAACGCAAGAAGATATCGACAGCGCTATCTCTTACATCAAAAATGGGGACGAATATCCCTGCAAAGAATCCGAGGAATCAAAGTAATGGGAATTAAGAAGTGGACTATGACCAACGGCGACAGCCGATTCGATATGGACGTGTGCCGCAACTGCGCCCAGCCGTACCGATCGGGCCACGTCGATTGCACTTGCCCACAGAATCACCCGGAACGATGCGAGCGACCGACGTATGAGGATCTAACCGATATCCTCGAACACGTTATGCCTGTGTACGACTTGTTCGAGTACCCGCGAGAGCCCGAGGAGATACTCGCCAACGCCCGCCGTATCGCGGGAGAGAATGCTGACATCGCTCTGAAAGCGATGGGTCGGTGGGCTGAGTGCTCGCAGAAGTTGACCGACATTGTTGATGCTGTTGACGATGAGGAGGCTTTCTATATCACCGTCGTTCCCGACCACTTGATCGAACCCGCTCGTGCTCTGCTCGAGAAGCAGAAAGTGGAGAAGGTGATATGAAGATCTGTTT